AAGTAACTGAAGGTGATGCTAAATACATTTCAGGTGCAAAACCTGGAATGGTATATAATACAGTCACTAATGAACTGTATGATGGTAAGAAAGGAGTTAAGATAATTCCTTGTTACTATAAGAAGGACTATCCAGAATGGTCTGATAGAGGAGAAGGTTCAGCAGCACCAGTTGCTGTTCACTCACCTAACAGTCCTGTGATAGCAACAGGTAAGAGAGAAGGATCAAAGATAAGATTACCAAATGGTAATTATCTAGAAGAGACTGCATCTTACTATGTCATGGTAGAAACAAAGTCAGGTGGTTTTACACCAGCTTTAATTACCATGAAATCAACTCAACTAAATGTAAGCAAGAAGTGGAACGCAATGATGAAGACCATTCAGATTCCTGATGGTAAGGGTGGATTTGCAGTCCCACCAATGCATGGTGTTGTATACAATCTATCATCTACTTTACAAAAAAATGATAAAGGAAGTTGGTATGGTTGGATAGTAACACAAGACCGAATTTTAGAAACCAAGGATAAATCTTTGTACTTAAGTGCAAAAGGTTTTCATGGTGATGTAAAACGAGGAGCTGTGCAAACAAGAGTTGATGTGGAAGAGAAAGTTAAAGAGAACGTACCGTTCTAATTAACTAGGGCCCCGAAAGGGGCCCTTTAAAAAGAGAGAATAGTATGTTAGAAAAGTTTAAAGAAATATTTCAAGGATCAGAAGTAGCGTATGGATTATATGCAAAAGGAGACCGTGGAACAAATGGTAAGCAGAAAGGAAAAGCAACTATTGTTAGAGAGAAGGTCACTGATAGCCTTTGGAGTAATCATCTTGCTGGGGTCGAACCTGCTCTTGGCATTATTCCTATTACTGGGAGCAACACTTGTAAATGGGGTTGTATTGACATTGATCGTTATGATTTGGATCACACGAAAATTATAAAACAGATAAGAGAAAATAAATTTCCAATAATACCATTTAGATCAAAGTCTGGTGGTTTACATTTATTTCTTTTTACAAAACAATTTATACCGGCGTATGTAATGCAATCTACATTAAGAAAGATTGCTGATTCTTTAGGATTTGAGGGAGTAGAGATATTCCCTAAACAAACAGAAGTATTAGTGGAACGTGGTGACACTGGTAACTTCTTAAACTTACCTTACCACAATCAAATGAAAGGTTTACGATATGCTTACGACGATAATGGCTCCGCTTTGTCACTTGAGGAATTTTATAAGCTCTATGATGTTCTTGCGTGCACAGGGAAAAAAGAAGTTGAAGAAATCAAAATACAAGAAGTAAAAATAGAAGAAGCTTTTAAAGATGGACCGCCTTGTTTGAATAAGTTGGCATTAGATGGCTTTGGTGAAGGATCTAGAAACAATGCATTATTTAATATAGCTGTTTATTACAAACAAGCTAGTCCAGATGATTGGCAAGATAAAGTAGTTGCTGCTAATTTAAAATATATGGCACCTCCTCTTTCTAATAGTGAAGTACAAAATTTATTAAAATCTATTGGTAAGAGAGGATATGATAAATATAGATGCAAACTTCCACCAATATTTGATGTGTGCAATTCAAAACTATGCAGGAAAAAAAGATTTGGTGTTGGTTTTGATGATGATCAAATGCCTGTTATTGGTGTATTAACTAAATACGATTCAAACCCACCACAATGGTTTTTAAACATAGGAGAAGGGGAAGATCAAAAAAGAGTGGAGATAAAAATAGAACAATTATGGAGTCCATCTTTATTTGCTTTGGCTATGTTAGAAAAAATTAATATGGTTATTCCAAAAATAAAAGAAAAAGATTGGAAAGAATATTATTTAAAACCGATGATGGAAAACATTAATAGCCTTACACCTTTAGAATCTCTTGACCCTAAAAATCAAATCATAGGTTTACTCCAGGACTGGACCACTAACAGACAAAACGCAAGAACTATGGATGATATAATAAATAAACTTCCATACACAGATGATGAAAGAAAATTTACTTACTTTAGATTAGATGATTTTTATAATTTTTGTAAGAAGAATCATTGGGAGATGGATAAAATTAAAACTGGAAATTTAATAAAAGAATTAGAAGATGTATTTGTTTCTGAAATTAGATCAACAATTAAAAATCAATCTCTTCGAGTGGTCAAGATTAAAACAATGAAAAAAATAGAGTCATCTACAACCAAAATTAAATATGAACAAAATCACTTCTAATGATAGGTATTAATTGGAACTTAAAATATAGATTAGTTTTAGAAGAGTTACAAAAAATAAAACTACAAAAAGAAATTTTAGAAAGGAGGTTAAGTAAATATGAAGACCATAATCTTGGGACCACCAGGAACAGGAAAAACAACCACGTTGTTAAATCTAGTTGATGAATTTATTAGGAAAGGAATTAAACCAATAGATATTGGTTATTTCTCTTTTTCAAAAAAAGCTGCAAATGAAGCAGCTACACGTGCTGCTGAAAAATTTAATTTAGATGCAAGAAAAGATTTAATTTATTTTAAAACCATACACTCACTAGCTTTTAGAATGTTGGGTATGAGTAAAGAAAGGATGATGCAAGAACAGGATTACAAAGAGTTTGGTATACAATGTAATATACCAATTAAAGTTGCAAGACATTCTGAAGAGGATGGATTATTTAATTCTGATAATGAATATCTAACAATAATTAATACAGCCAGATTAAAAAATATAGATTTATTAGATTACTATGATTCTAGAAAAAATTTGTTAGACATTGAACGTGATACATTATTCTTATTAGATCAAGAATTAAAAAGGTTCAAAAAAGAAAAAGGTTTAAAAGATTTTACAGATTTATTAGAAGAAGTAAAAGTTAATAAAAATTTGTTTCCAAAATTTAAAGTTTTATTTATTGATGAAGCTCAAGACTTGTCTCATCTACAATGGGAAATAGTAAAAACAATGTGGGACAGAACAGAAAAAACATACATTGCCGGAGATGATGATCAAGCAATATTTAGATGGGCAGGTGCAGACATAGATAGATTTATTGCTTTGAGGCATGAAGTGGATGAAATAAAAGTTTTAGAGCAATCTTATAGAATACCTGGAGGACCTATTCATGAATTGTCACAAAAGATAGCTTCAAGAATTAAAAATAGATATCCAAAGAAATATAAACCAAGAGATGAGACAGGAATACTGCGCTATTATAGCGATATAACTCAAGTAGATATGTCAAAAGGAGACTGGTTGGTGCTTGCTTCGGCTAATTATTTTTTAGAAGTTGTCAAAGAGCTTTGTGAACTTCAAGGTTGGTACTATCAATACAAAGGTGTCAATTCTATATCCATGGACTTATTATTGGCCCTTACCAACTGGGAGGACTTTAGAAACGGATCTGCATTAAACTATCTACAAATTAAGAACATATACAAATATCTAGGTGTAAATGTAAGTAAAAATTACAGAGATGGTAAAACTTTAAAAGCAGAGGAAAAGTACATGATATCTGAATGTAAAGATAAACATGGTTTACTTACAGATAAAGTATGGTATGAATCATTTCAAGGTGTTGATGCTATCACAGAAAACTATATTCGTAACATGAGAGCAAATGGTGAGAAGATTTCCAAGACTCCAAGAATTTTAATGTCAACTATTCATGCTGCCAAAGGTGGTGAACGTGAAAAAGTTTGCATACTTTTAGACCTAACAAAGTCCGCAGTTCAACAAGGAGAGGAACATCCAGATGATCTTAATAGATTATTGTACACAGGAATTACAAGAACAAAAAAAGAATTACATATTGTGGACCCAAAAGATTTTGAAAGATCTTTTACTTTATGATTTTTTCAAAACAAGTTGGTGGTTCTCATTACAGAAAATATAAAATACAACCGTCAAAATTTATAAATGACAATAAAATTTTATTTGCCGAGGGCAATGCAATAAAATATATTTGTCGTCATCAAGATAAAGGAAAGAAACAAGACCTACTCAAAGCAATACACTATATAGAAATGATTATTCAAAGAGACTACACATGAGAACTTTTCAACAACCATTATTTGTTCCTGAAACAGAATGGGTAATGCCAGAAGAATTAAAAGATTTACAGGGCCACAAAGAAATTGCTGTGGACCTTGAAACACATGATCCATACTTAACTGAACTAGGATCGGGGAACGTGATTAAGAATGGAAGTATAATTGGTGTAGCTGTGGCTGTTGAAGGTTGGTCAGGCTACTATCCTTTTGGACATCATCTTGGTGGAAACATGGATGAAAAATTAGTTCTCAATTGGTTAAAAGATTTATTTAAGCAAGAAGAAACTACATTTATATTTCACAATGCAATCTATGACGTATGTTGGTTGAGATCTTATGGAATAGAAATAAGAGGAAAGATTGTAGATACCATGATTGCAGCCTCCTTGGTTAATGAAAACAGATTAAGTTATAGATTGGATACACTTGCAAAAGAATATTGTGGACTAGGTAAAGACGAAAAAGTTTTGAATGAAGCTGCAAAAGAATATGGAATAGATCCTAAAAAAGATATGTGGAAACTTCCATCAATGTTTGTTGGTAAGTATGCAGAGAGAGATGCTGAAGCTACACTTAAACTTTGGCAACGAATGAAAATAGAATTAAATAAAGAAGAAGCATGGCAAGTGTTTGAAATGGAAACAAAACTATTTCCTTGTCTTGTTGACATGAGATTCAAAGGTGTAAGAGTTGATCTTGATAAGGCAGATAAAATTAAGAAAAAATTAATACAAGAGGAGAAGAAATTACTATTAAAAATCAAGGACTTATCAGGAGTTGATGTGGAACTATGGGCAGCAGCATCGATTGCAAAAGCATTTGAAGCATTGAAACTACCTTTTGACAAAACTGAAAAAACAAACGCACCTAGTTTTACCAGAAACTTTTTAACAAATCATCCACACGAACTTGCACAGTGTATATCTATGGCAAGAGAAATAAATAAAGCTCACACAACTTTTATTGATACAATTACTAAACACGCTTTCAAAGGCAGAATACATGCAGAGATAAATCAAATACGTTCTGATGACGGTGGAACAGTGACAGGTAGATTCTCAATGTCTAATCCAAACTTACAACAGATACCAGCAAGACATCCTGAAATAGGACCAATGATACGATCTATATTTATACCAGAGGAAAATAATAAATGGGGTTGCTTTGACTACTCACAACAAGAACCAAGAATATTAGTGCACTACGCAATGCTACAAAAATTAGAAGGTGTGGATGAAATAGCAGAAGCTTATAAATCAGGAGAGGCAGACTTTCATGCGAGTGTTGCAAAGATGGCTGGTATATCAAGGTCACAGGCTAAAACAATTAACCTAGGATTGATGTATGGTATGGGTAAAAATAAATTGATGGCGGAACTAGGATTGATGAAAGAGTCTGCTGAAAAATTAATTAAACAATATCACTTAAAAGCTCCGTTCGTTAAAAAGATAATGGACACAGCAACTAAACGGGCAGAGAACTTTGGTAGAATTAGAACTCTTGGTGGTAGAATTTGTAGATTTGATTTGTGGCAACCAATGGAGTTTGGAATTAATCAACCTTTACCTCTTGAAGAAGCAAAGAAAAAATATGGTGATTTTTTAAAAAGAGCGTTTACTTACAAGGCATTAAATAAATTAATTCAAGGATCAGCAGCAGATATGACTAAACAATCTATGATAGCCTTGTATGAAAGTGGAATTATACCGCATATTCAAATACATGATGAAGTAGATATATCAGTTGAGTCTGAAGAAAAAAGAAGTCAAATAATAGAAATTATGGAAAATGCTGTGCAATTACAAATACCTAATAAAGTTGACTCTGATTTAGGTGACAATTGGGGAGAAGTAAAATAATCTCTTCTCATGTCTTATTTAAATGCTAACATACCACCAATTTACTGCAACATAAGGAGGGAATATTTATATGACCTTACAAAACATAAAGGAGAAGCTGAAGAGTGCGTGGTCATTGGTCTTGCGAGCATTCCAGGCAGGGCGCCATTGTTTCACTGTTTACTTACAAATGGTGCGATATATTGGAGACTCCCTATCTCTGCTTTTTTTCAAAGATCATTTAGCCGTGGTGAGGGTGATGGACAAGTTCGAGATCAAAGCCTCGAACATCTTCAGCTATGGAATTCATTTAGTTATTATCCTAGTATTATTACTCTTGATTTTTTAATCGGACAAAAAGGTAAATATTTAGGGCATGACAAAAAATTTCATCACGGTGATTATTTATTCACGATTGACTGGGCTCATCCGGACCCTAACATCTTGGACACGGAACATTCTGAAATGCCTTCAGAACATAAGTGTGGACATGTTCTGGCTCTTGATAACGG